CACGGGAAATCAAACGCAGGGCGCTACTTTTCCTCACGGATTAGATTCAGCACCGGAAATGGTTATCATAAAAAATAAATCTACTTCAACATATTGGTTTGTTTATCACAAGGATTTAGACGCCAATAAAAATGTATATTTAAATGACTCTTCATCACAACAAGCAGACAATCAAATGTTTGGTGCAGATGCAAATGTTGTTACCGTTGGTTCAAGCATAAGTGTAAATTCTTCAACGACAGATTCTATGATTGCCTACTGCTTCCATTCAGTAGATGGCCATCAAAAGGTAGGAAGTTATACGGGGACGGGATCAGCGGGTTCGCCAACGATTACGACTGGTTTTCAACCAAGATTTGTAATGATAAAAAATATTAATCTTAATCAAGAATGGATTATGATTGATAGTGTGCGCGGTAATAATTCTGCCAAAACATTATATCCTAATTATAGTTATGCTGAAGTAACAAGCGGTAACAATATAGATTTTAACCCCAATGGATTTACAATACAAGAATCGGGCGGTGGTATAAATTATCAATCAGGAAATACGTTCATCTATTTAGCAATAGCATAGACAATGGAAAAAAAGAAATTTAAAGATACCGGCGTTGGTAAATTTTTATTAGACAAAATTCCTAACGTTGTTGGCGCAATTGCAGGGGACACTCCTGTAGGCTCTGTAATACAAGCTATTATTGGCGGATCTGATATGTCGGATGCTGATAAAGAAATAGCTCTTGAAAAATTAAAAATGGAGCGTGCTGAAATAGATGGTACAACAAAAAGATGGGTGGCGGATGCTAGATCAGGCTCATGGCTTGCTTCTAATGTTCGTCCCCTCGTATTAGTATTTTTAACAGTAAGCTATGTAGCCGGATGGTATATGGGTTACCCTTTAGATTCTATAACTGGACTTTTAACAATTGTAATTGGTGGATATTTTGGAAGTCGTGGTGTGGAAAAAGTATTTGGAAACAACAAACATAAATAAAAAATGACCGATTTAAAAATATACGGTATTAACATTGCGGCATTAGTAACAAGCTCGCCAATGGTTTCGGGTATAAACCCGATGTTACAAACAATAGTTTTATTATTAACAATAGGGTACACCTGTATAAATATTTATCAAAAGCTTAAAAAATGAAATATTTTACTGAATCTGAATTTAATGAGTTTGAAAAAATGAATCCTAAACTTCTTGAAAAGCTAGATCAGCTAAGAGAAGCATATGGATACCCAATTAAATTAACATCTACTTATAGATCTCCTGATCATCCAATTGAAGCAAAGAAAGCTAAGCCAGGTGAGCACGCTTATGGTGCAGCTGTTGATATTGCCTGCGTAGGAGGAGAAGCAACCTTTAAATTAGTAAAAGCAGCTATTGAAGTTGGATTTACTAGAATAGGTATAAGTAGAAAAAATAACTTTGTTCATGTAGGCATAGGGTATGATGGTGCTCCGCCTATTACAATATGGACGTATTAAAAAAATTAAATGAAATTAATTAGAAAAATAAGCATTGGTACAGATTATAAAAATGAAGCAATGCATTACTCTGTAGGTCAAGAAGTTTATGGAGGACATAAAATATGTGATATACTAGAGGATAACGGAGGATACAAAATTTATATTACAAAAAACGAAGAGGTGCTGCCGTGGAAGTTTTTTAATTCAAACATGGCTGTATCAATAGAATACAATTTAGATTATTAAATGAAATCACTTTTTAATTATATTATATCTACTGAATCAAGGTACAACAATAAAATAAATGTTGACCAAAAAGAATTAATACTTAATACAGAAATTAGCGAACGTGACTATATGTTTGTTAATAGAATAGGTGTTGTTGTTAATGAGCCTGCGTATGGAGTAACTTCAAAGACCCCTAAAAAAGGAGATACTGTAATTGTTCATCATAATGTGTTTAGAAGATGGTTTGATGTTCGTGGAAATGAAAAAAATAGTGGTAGCTTTTTAAAAGAAAATCAGTATTTTGTAGCTCCAGATCAAATATTTGCTTTTAAAAGAAATGATAAATGGCATTGCCCAGATGATTATTGTTTTGTTAAGCCATTAACTAATAAAGATAAATGGGACTCTGAAACTGAACAAAAATTAAAAGGTGAGCTTGTGTATAGCAACAGTGAATTAAGTTCATTAGGGCTTTCTATTGGAGACGTGGTGGGGTTTACACCTGACTCAGAATATGAATTTGAAATAGAAGGTGACAAATTATATAGAATTTTATCTAATCAAGTTACAATAAATTATGGACAGGAGAAAACGAGTAATTGAAGCGGCTGAAAAAGCTTTAGTAGAACTTGAAAAAGTTATCAAACAGAATATAGATTTAGGTGAATTAGATCCAGAAAAAGCAAAAACAGCAGCTCAGGCAAAATGGGTAGCAATTGAAGACTCTTTAAAAATAATTGAAAAAATTGAAGAGCTAACAGAAAAAAAATCAGAAAGCAAAAAATCAGAAGCTTTTATGGGTGTTGAAAATAGAGTTAAATAATGTATAAACAAACTTTATATAAAATACACACAGAGCACTTATCTGATAAAAAGATAAAGAATCATAATAAACATAAAAAGTTTAAATATGGTTATAATGAAGATTTAGATTGTGTAATTATAAGCAAAGATGGCACGCTGGGTGATATATATGAAATTCAAGGTCTAAAGGTAGGAATACCTAAAACTCCAAATAAAATAGATGGTGAAGACCTTAAAAAAGAAGATCAAGTATTTAAGCAAGTATCCAAGCCCGCATCATTAAATAAAATAAGAAACTTAATTGATTTTAAAGAATATGCGGAAGATATTAAAGAGCAGTACTATACTTATATTGAAAATGAGTTTAATCACCGCTCTAATGGCTACTGGTTCATGTGCAACAATGAGCCTTGTTACATTACAGGATCGCACTATATATACCTCAACTGGACGAAAATTGACGTTGGAGCACCTGATTTTAGACAAGCCAACAGAATCTTTTATTACTTCTGGGAGGCTTGCAAGGCAGATAGAAGATCTTACGGAATGTGCTACCTTAAGAATAGACGGTCTGGGTTTAGCTTTATGGCATCCTCAGAAACTGTTAACTTGGCAACAATATCCAAAGACTCTAGGTTTGGCATCTTATCTAAGACTGGTGCAGATGCAAAAAAGATGTTCACAGATAAGGTGGTACCAATATCCATTAATTACCCGTTCTTTTTCAAACCAATACAGGACGGAATGGAAAGACCAAAGACAGAGTTATCCTACAAGATCCCGTCAAGAAGACTCACGAGAAATTCGATCAGGGAAAGTTATAATCAGGAGGAACATGGGCAGGGTCTCGACACAACAATCGACTGGAAGAACACAGGGGACAACTCGTACGACGGGGAGAAACTCCAACTCCTTGTACATGACGAATCGGGTAAATGGGAACGGCCGGACAATATACTCAACAACTGGAGGGTTACAAAAACGTGTCTTAGACTTGGAGCAAAAATAGTTGGTAAGTGCATGATGGGTTCAACATCTAATGCAATTGAAAAAGGTGGTGATAATTTTAAAAAATTATATTATAATTCAGATGTTACAAATAGAAACCGCAATGGCCAGACTGCAAGTGGATTATATTCTTTGTTCATACCTATGGAATGGGGATACGAAGGGTTTATTGACAAATTCGGGTATCCTGTCTTCGAAACTCCATCAGAACCGGTTGAAGGAATTGATGGCGAACAAATTTTTAATGGAGTCATCAATCATTGGAACAACGAGGTTGACGGTTTAAAAAACGACAGTGATGCTCTTAATGAATATTATAGACAATTTCCAAGATCTGAAAAGCACGCTTTTAGAGATGAAACTATAAATTCTTTATTTAATCTAACTAAAATATACGAGCAAATAGATTATAATGAAGAAATGACTTTAAAGGGTTATGTGACTAGAGGTTCTTTTTCTTGGAAAAATGGAATAAAAGATACAAAAGTTATATGGTCACCAAATAAAACAGGAAGATTTAATTTATCTTGGATACCTCCTGTTTCTTTACAAAACAATATAATTATAAAAAATGGTATTAAATTTCCTGGTAATGATGGTCTCGGGGCCTTTGGGTGTGATAGCTATGACATCAGCGGTACTGTTGGCGGTGGTGGGTCTAACGGTGCTCTTCATGGATTAACCACTTGGAGCATGGTAAGTGATGTGCCTAATAGTAAATTTTTTTTAGAATATATTGCTAGACCTCAAACTGCAGAAATATTTTTTGAAGATGTTTTAATGGCGTGTGTATTTTATGGAATGCCAATATTAGCAGAAAATAATAAACCTAGATTATTATATCATTTAAAACGTAGGGGTTATAGAGGATTTTCTATGAATCGTCCTGATAAAACAAAAATTAAATTATCTAAAACAGAATTAGAGTTGGGTGGAATACCCAATTCATCTGAAGACATTAGACAAGCGCATGCTGCAGCAATTGAAACATATATAGAATCCCACGTAGGCAATCTAGGAGAGTCTCACGGTAATATGTATTTTCAAAGAACCTTAGAAGACTGGGCTAGATTTGATATTTCAAAAAGAACAGCGCATGATGCTTCTATTAGCAGCGGACTTGCTATAATGGCTTGTCAAAAACATTTATACCGACCCGTCGGTGAAAGAAAAACAAAAAAACTTGATTTTGGATTTTCTAAATATACAAATTCAGGATTAAGAAGTCAGATAATAAAATAAATATGGCAAAAAATAAAGGACAAATAACACAGTTTCCGAGTCAAGCCGTCTCAGATGCAGTTAAAAAATCTAAGGATTATGGTTTATCTGTAGCTAGAGCGATTGAGCAAGACTGGTTTAACAAGGATAACGGGTCCGGAAGGTATTACCAAACACGTGATGAATATCACAGGTTAAGATTATACGCCAGGGGAGAGCAGTCAATAAGAAAGTACAAAGATGAATTTGCTATTAATGGTGATCTTTCTTATTTAAATCTTGATTGGAAACCAGTTCCTATTGTTCCTAAGTTTGTAGATATTGTTGTTAATGGAATGCAAGATAGGCTTTTTAGTATTAAAGCTTTTGCTCAAGATCCTATATCTACAGGTAAAAGAACAAAGTTTGTTAACAACATTCAAAGAGATTTAGCTGCAAAAAAAATATTAGCAGATATAGAAGCTGAATTAGGTGTTAATGCTCGTAATGTACCTGAAGAAGAGCTTCCTGCAAATACGGAAGAGCTAGAGCTTTTTATGCAATTAAACTACAAGCAAGGTATTGAAATTGCTCAGGAACAAGCTATAAACAATGTTTTTCTTTCAAATAAATATGATGAAATTAAAAGCAGAATTGATTATGATCTAGCTGTTATAGGTATTGGATGTGCTAAGCATTCTTTTAATAATACAGATGGTATTAAGCTTGATTATGTAGATCCCGCTAATTTAGTATGGTCATATACGGAAGATCCTAATTTTGCTGATTGTTATTATTTCGGTGAAGTAAAAAAAATAAAATTAAACGAATTAAAAAAGCAATTTCCATCTTTAACAGATGAAAAAATTGCAGAGTATACAAAAAAGGGTTCAAATTGGACAGACTATAATAATATAGGTAATACTAATGATAATGTTATAGATGACAATAACGTAGTTACAGTATTATATTTTAACTGGAAAACTTGGGAAAATAATGTATACAAAATAAAAGAAACATCTACAGGTGCTGAAAAAGCTATTCCTAAAGATGATTCTTTTGATCCACCCAAAGATAAAAGAACTAGATTTCAAAAAGTTGCACAAGCAAGAGAGGTAATATACGAAGGAGCTTTTATTTTAGGTACTACAGAATTATTAAAGTGGGAAAAGGCGACTAACATGATTCGACCATTATCTAATACAAACAAGGTAATGATGAATTATATCGCAAGTGCACCAAGGCTTTATAAAGGAAATATCAATTCCTTAGTATCTAAAATGGCACCTTATGCAGATTTAATACAGCTAACACATTTAAAATTACAGCAAGCAATACAAAGAATGACACCATCTGGTGTTTATTTAGATGCTGATGGTTTAGCTGAAATTGATTTAGGGAATGGCACAAGTTACAACCCACAAGAAGCGTTAAACATGTATTTCCAAACCGGTTCTATAATCGGGCGATCTCAAACTGTGGATGGTGAAATGAATCCTGGCAAAGTGCCTATTCAAGAACTACCTGGCGGCGGCGGTGGTCAAATACAAGTTTTAATAGGAGCATATAATCAGTACATACAAATGATGCGTGATGTTACTGGTTTAAATGAAGCAAGAGACGGATCTGATCCTGACCCAAAAGCTTTAGTAGGTGTTCAAAAACTGGCAGCTGCAAATAGTAATACAGCTACAAGACATATACTAACGAGTAGCATGTTTATTACAACTTCTTTAGCAGAAGCAATTTCTTTAAGATTTAAAGATGTATTAGAATTCCATCCATCAAAAGAAGCTTTTATAACTGCACTGGGTAGATTTACAGTTGGTTCTTTAGAAGAGCTAAAAGACTTGCATATGCATGATTTTGGTATATTCTTAGAATTAGAACCTGATCAAGAAGAAAAACAAATGCTAGAGGCTAATATACAAACAGCACTAGCACAAAAAAGTATATTTTTAGAAGATGCTATTGATATAAGAGAAATTAATAATACAAAATTAGCTAATCAACTTTTAAAATTTAGAAGAATTAAAAAGCAACAGGTTGATCAAACCCAAGCTCAAGCTGCTAGTGCAGCTCAAGCGGAGGCTCAAGGTCAAGCACAAATTGTTGTTGAACAAGCAAAAGCGCAAGCAGAACAAATTAAAACAGAATCTAAAATTCAAGTTTCTACAGCTGAAAATGAGCTTTCTATTAAAAAGATGGAAGTTGAGGCAAGAACAAAAAGAGAACTTATGCAATATGAGTTTGATTTAAATGTTAGATTAAAACAATTAGAGTTACAAGCGCAAAAAGAGCTTGTTGAAAAGCAAAGTGAAACTCAAAAAGAAATAGCTAACACAAAAGTTAGTGCGTCCAAAATAACTGGACCGCCTGATACAGGCAAACCAAAAAAGTCCTTTGAGTCTAAAGGCAATGATGTTTTAGGGGGGTTTGATTTATCAAGATTTGAACCTAGATAAAACTATTTAAATTATTTTATTATATACAATTATGGAAGAACAAGTTAAAGTTAATGTTGTAGAAGACAATACTCCTCCTACAACACCACAAGAAAAAGAAGCTGCTGTTTTAGAACAGGCTATTGAAGAGGGTTCTGTTGATGAATCGTATGGTCTTCAAGACGACGGCGTTTACAAAGTAAATTTAGATAAACCACCAACACTTAAAGAAGATGCCATTCAAGAGCAAGAAACAGAGAGCGTATCTGTGGGCGATGGAGCCGAAGATAGCCCGGAAGTGGACGAACAAGTACGGGAGCAAGATACAAAAGAAGAAAACGAAAAAGAAGAAGTAATTGATGATTCACCATTGCAATTAGTAAATGATGAACCACAAGAAGAAGAAAAACAAGAAGTACAGAAAGAAATCCAGCAAGAAACAAAACAGGAAGTAAAACAAGAAGAAACAAAAGTTGTTTTACCTGAAAATGTTGAAAAGCTGGTGCAATTCATGGAAGAAACTGGCGGAACGGTAGAAGATTATGTTAATCTTAATCGTGACATTTCTAAAATGGATAGCACAACTTTATTAAGAGAATATTATAAAAATACAAAACCTCATTTAGATGTAGATGATGTTGATTTTTTATTCAACAAAAACTTTGCATATGATGAAGAGACGGACGATCCGTCAGAAATTAAGGCTAAGCAATTAGCTTTTAAAGAAGAATTATATAATGCCCAAAATTATTTCAACAATAGTAGGGAAAAATACTATGCCGATCTTAAGTTAAGAAAGCAAGAAAGTGTTGCTCCTGAATATGCTGAAGCTATAGAGTATTATAATAATTCTAAGCAACAAACAGAAGAGTATAATAATCTTCAAAAAGAGTTTATTGAAAAAACAAATAAAGTTTTTAATGATAATTTCAAAGGTTTTGATTTTAAGGTCGGAGAAAACAAATACAGGTTTAAAGTAGATAACACTGAAAAAGTTAAACAATATCAATCAGATATTTCTAATTTTATTAATGAATTTTTAGGTGACGACGGTTCTGTAGCAGATGCTGCAGGATACCATAGAGCATTATTTGCTGCTAAAAATGCAGATAAGATTGCAAATCACTTTTATGAGCAAGGCCGTGCCGACGCCGTGAAAGAATCTGCCAAGCAAGCAAAGAATATTAATATGGACCCTCGCTCTGATAATTCAACTATAAAAACCGAATACGGAGATAAAATTAGAGTTGTATCTGGAAATTCATCTGATAAGTTGCGCATTAAATGGAATAAATAACACAACTTAAAATCAAACAAAATGGCTTTTACTGGTGGCATTCCTGCCGCATTACAACCAACTCAGTCTAAAACACTTTATGCTGGGAATTACATTGACTTCACCTCAGCGGCGCATGATCAATGGACACAACAATTTTTACCCGATGTATACGAAAAAGAAGTAGAGCGCTACGGAAATCGTTCAATCGGATCATTTTTAAGAATGGTATCTGCAGAGATGCCTTCAACTTCAGATCAAATTATCTGGACTGAGCAAGGGCGTTTACATACCCGTTATGCAAATGTACTTCCTCAAGGAAGCGCAGCTACATTGCCAGCTGCTGGTGCTGCTGCTGTAATTGCAGCTAACGCTAATGCAGGTGGAGTATTAAACTTTACTATTCCTGCTCAGCCAACAAGTGTTGGTTTAACATCTGACACTACATCAAACTGTAACTTCAAAGTTGGTCAAACAGCTATGGTACAAGTTCAGTCATCTGCAACTTCTGCTGTTGGTGGAACTGCTGATGTTATTAAAGGTGTAGTAACAGCGGTTTCAGGCGCTAGCTTTCAAATTAAAGCTTACAAAGGTCACGCTGGCGTAACTGCTGCTGAACGAGTAACTGCAATGGTATATGGATCTGAATTTGCTAAAGGTACTGGAAACTTTACTGAAAAGCTAGATCCTAGCTATGCTACATTTACTAATGCTCCAATCATTATGAAAGAGCACTATTCAATCAATGGATCTGACACAGCTCAGATTGGATGGATTGAAGTAACTTCAGAAAATGGAGCAGATGGATACCTATGGTACCTAAAATCAGAGCACGAAAATAGACTACGTTGGGAAGACTACGTAGAAATGGCTATGGTTGAAGGTGTTGAAAAAGCTGCTGGAGGAGCTAATATTGCTCTTGGAACTTATGGAGGTAGCCTTGCTGCACAAAATGCACGTGGTACTCAAGGGTTCTTTGACGCAATTGAAGAAAGAGGTAACGTATATTCAGGATTTGGAGCGCAGGCTACAGGTGGTGGAGCACTTACTGATTTCGATGCTGTTCTTAAGCAACTAGACAAGCAAGGGGCTATTGAAGAAAACATGCTTTTCTTAAATCGCGATTTATCATTAGAAATTGATGATATTCTTGCTCAACAAAATGGTGGCTATGCTAGCGGTGGTACTTCTTATGGAGTATTTAACAACAGTGAAGATATGGCACTTACTTTAGGGTTTACTGGATACCGCAGAGGATCTTATGACTTTTACAAAACTGACTGGAAATACTTAAATGACTGGTCAACTCGTGGAGGTTTTGGAGATGTTGAAGGTGTTTTAGTACCTGCTGGTACGTCTACTGTTTATGACCAACAACTTGGTACAAACATTAAGCGCCCATTCTTACACGTAAGATATAGAGCTTCAGAAACTGACAACAGAAAAATGAAATCTTGGATTACAGGATCTGTTGGAGGACCTACTAGCTCAGATATTGACGAAATGAGAATGCACTATCTGACTGAAAGATGTCTTATTACTCAAGCTGCAAATAACTTTGTATTATTTAAAGCTTAATAAGGTTTTTAACTATAGGATACGGGCTCTTCGGAGCCCAGTATTCTTATTTTATATTATTTAATTATGACAACAAAAACAACAAAAGCTCCTGACGCTGAAAAAGGATGGGAGATAAAAGACAGAACATACGTATTAACCGGTAATAGATCACCTATTTCTTGGACAATACAAACAAAACACACAGCTAGAAAACCTTTGCTTTATTTTGATGAAGCAACCGGAATAAACAAAGAAATACGTTACGCTACAAACCAAAGATCTTTATTTGTAGATGGTCAAGATGGAGCTGTAACATTATCTCATGTAATGTTTTTAGATGGTGTATTATATGTTCCAAAAGAAGAACAAAATTTACAAAAATTACTTTCTTTATATCACCCAGAAAGAAATAAATTATGGGAAGAAGTTGACGAAGTACGAGAAGCTGAAGATGAAATTGACGTTTTAGAATTAGAACTTGAAGCTTTAAACTTAGTTAATGAAATTGATATTGAACATTTAGAAGCTATTATGAGAACTGAGTTAGGTTCAACAGTTGCTAGTCTTTCTTCTAAAGAATTAAAAAGGGATGCGTATAGATTTGCTAAATCGCAACCAGTTTTATTTTTAGAACTTGTTCAAGACGAAGATATAAAGTTAAGAAATCTAGCTAATAGAGCTGTTGAAGTTGGAATTTTACAACTTACTGATGACAATACTGTTTTTAAATTTGCTAATGGCAAAAAAGTTTTAACAGTACCATTTGAACAGCACCCATACGCGGCGTTAGCTCAATATTTTAAAACTGATGAAGGTGTAGATTTAATGAAATCTATAACAAAAAAGCTTTCATAAACACTTGGCGTAGAGTAAGAAATTAACTCTATGCCGTCTAAATTAACACAATAAATATAAATGGTAAATATAGATAACGTCTACAATACTGTATTAGTAATAACTAATAAGGACAACCGTGGATATATAACACCAGAAGAGTTTAATAGGCTAGCAAACCAAGCTCAAAATGAAATATTTGAAAGCTATTTTAGAAAGCAATCTTCATATGAGCTCAATGCAAATATTACTAGCGATTTTGCAGATCCTGTTTTAAACACTTCTGAGAAAATAAATGAATTTTACGGTGATGCTAATTTAGTATTAAGCAATGGTATTTTTAATTATCCTAGTGACTTTTATAGATTAGGCGTTGTATCTGTTAATAATAAAGTAGCAGATTTTGCACATCATTCAGATATAAAATATATTAACCAATCACCTTTAACCTACCCTGTTGATAGCCAACCTGTATATACGTTAGCTAAAAATGGGGTTAAGGTTTATCCTAGCACAATAACTACAGGTGTTAGTATAGATTATTTAAAAAAGCCTAACAGACCTAAATGGGGTTATATTATGCCTACAGCCGCGCAGATAGCGGCAGGTGTACCTAACAAGCCTATTTATGATCCAACCGTATTTGATCCCGCTACGGATAGTTATAGTGCATCTGCAAAGTCTTATAATTTTGAGCTACATGCTTCAGAAGAATATGATCTAGTTGTTAAAATTTTAACATACGCAGGAGTAGTTATAAAACAAGCTGATATAGCAGGATTTGGACAAGGTAAAGAACAACAAATAGCAGCAACTGAACAATAATGGCAATATCAAGAAAACCTTTAGATGTAAATAATTATTCTGCTTTAGATGGCGGAACAGGATTAGCTATACCGGGATACTATAGTAGAACAAACTTAAATGATATAATTAATAACTTTATGATTGCCTATGTAGGCGATGGAAAAGTTTTAACAAAGGTTCCTAGATATGAAGTAGCTTTTTGGGCACAAAGATCGGTTCAAGAATTTAGCTATGATGTTTTACATTCTGAAAAATCTATAGAAATAGAATTAAGCCCAACTAAAAGCATTTCTTTACCTTCTGACTACGTTAATTATGTTAGGATTGAATATACTGATGCTAACGGCGTAATGAAACCTATACTGCCAAGCAGAACAACTACAGCAAATAAATCAGTTGCACAAGATCAAGATTATAAATATATATACGATCAAGAGGGTAATATAGTTTTTAAAGAAATATCTGAAACTATTGAAAAATATCAATCAGCTGAAAGATTAATGGACGTTCAACAAACTCAAGATTATTATAACGGCTATTTTGACACTGATGATTATTTGTATTACGGAAGAAGATACGGATCAACTCCTGAATACCAAAATATAAATGGTACTTTTGTTTTAGATACAGAAGCTGGAAAAGTTTATTTTGATGCAGCATTTAAAGAAGGCACGTTTATAACTTTTACATATATATCTGACGGTTTAGGTGATAATGGCAATTTTGATAATGTATACGTTCCTAAATTAGCAGAAGACGCTGTATATGCTTCAATGCTTTATAATTTAGCTAAGCTTAGAGGTTCAGCCGCAGGTGCTGCTGGGCTTTACAAAAAAGAAGCTTCTTCTAAAATGCGAAATGCAAAAATAAGATTATCTAATATGAAGTCTACTGAAATGGCTCAAATATTACGTAATAAAGCAAAGTGGATTAAACACTAATAAAATTGTATGCCAGAAATTAAAAGAACGTTCAACGTTGGTAAAATGAACCGCGATTTGGACGACAGACTAGTGCCTCCTGGGGAATACCGGGAAGGTTTTAATATTACTGTTGGGCAATCTGAAAGTTCGGATGTTGGTTCTATTGAAAACTTATTAGGTAATGAAGCTGTTTCTCAAAGCAATTTAGCTAATGGTAAATGTATTGGATACATAAGCGATACAGGTACAGAAAAAATATATTTTTTTGTAACAAGTAATTCTTCCTACAACGAAACAAACACTGGGCAGCATGGTTTATTTGAATATGATCAAAAAACAAAGCAAACTACTGCACTAGTTGTTTCTGCTCAACTTAATCTACATCAAAGCTATCCAATAACAGGAATAAATATTGTAGATGATTTATTATTTTGGACGGATAATAGAAATTATCCTAGAAAAATAAATGTAGTAACCGCTAGAAACAACACGTCTTATTATACAGCGGCTAATGATATTGATAATTTAATATCGGTCGCAAAGTTTGCACCTTACGAATCGCCAACCTTAGTATCTGCAACAAGAGAATCTAATATATCTTCTACATTTATGGAAGACAAGCTAATTAGATTTTCTTATAGATGGCAATTTGATGATAATGAGTATAGCACATTAGCTCCATTTAGTCCTATAGTTTTTTCAAGACTAAATGAAAC